ACATTCATGGCATCAATGAGAAGTTCAACTCTACCTTTCATTCTTCATTATTTTTGAAAGAAGCTCTATCAAATCACTGTTGACAGTCAGTAACTCCTCGTTCCTGACCAACAACTCCTTACACATCTTTTCCCAAAAGTCTTTATCCTGAATAACTTTTTGGATTTCTAAATCGTTCATGTATCTAAGCTTAAATTATTATCACTAACTAACTCCCTTAACTTCTCCCTGGATTTCTCCATAGCGGAGTACTCAGCATCGCTGAGACTACTGTACTTCATCTCAGCTCTTAGATACTGATCCATTTCCCAAACTACATGCTGCCACTTCCATCCATCTAAAGCAGTCCGAGCCTCTTGCTGTTCCTCTAATCCGTCGAACTCTAAAATTACCTTACTCATTGTCCTGTGATCTGTTGTCATGGTTCCACAAATAGTTGAATAAATCTTTAGCATACCTCTTCCTTCGTCGGTAAGGTATAGCTACAGCTCTTCTTCTTCTCAAAACTTCTGCAGTATAGATTCAACATGCTTCCTCGAAAGAAAGAAAGAAGATACGTCAGATGAGATAAACGCACAAGCCATCGTCTTGTAGATGTATAGCTTCTCACCACCTATCTCTATGTTGAACTTCTTGTCGTTGTCAATGACGTCCAGCAAGATACCAAAGAACTGCTTGCTTGTCTCAGCGTCACCTATAGTTAGATACCTTATGTCGGTTATAGCTGTATACTTAGAGTTCTGATAGTATATCGTAAACGACGTATCTCCATCGTTGACAAATCTACTGATGCTAGGCACAACGTTCAACTTGCTTGCCCTCCAAACAACTGAGTCCTTTACAGTGTTCTCTTGTACCTTGATCTGAGCATTAGAGTTAAACGCTACAAATGCTGCCAATGTTAAAATTACTCTTTTCATGTTTACAGATATTTAGTTATTGATTTATGATTACTTAAAAATAGATCGTCAAGTATTTCGCACATCTCGTCGTGCGGTATGTCTACCTCATATTCACAAGACCCACCACACTTGGCACATGCTTCGTACCTTTTAAACTGGTCGCCCTCAACTACTGAGAAGTGACCTTGCCCATTACAGTCAGGGCACATTACTTTATGCTTCATAATTTAATTTTAGTTAAAACCTCGTCCACTGTGCTTCATGGCCTCGATGCGCTGCTGCTCAAGCCATGCGAGAAATCTCAATAGCTTTCTCATCTTATTCTGATTTAGGGTTTAATTTTATTTCACAAATACGAAGGTACAAGTCCATGTTGAAACTCCCTCCCTTCTCATCTCTTATACTCTTTCTCGACCACCACCTCTTTATGTAAGCCAGTGGAATTACAACTGATCCATCTCTCATATCATCTTCTTTATTTTCTCAACGTATGTCGGACTCTCCGCATAGCTCTGTGACAAGTACTCCAAGTACTGCTCCTCCGTTCTGATCTTCCGCAAGTACGTAGACTGATACAGACTGTAGTCCATAACGCTCTGTCGCCAGTTCTCATACAACGCATGACCACTGAACTCCCCGATGGCTGTCGTGTTGCGTGATCGAGCGAGCTTCATGCCGAACAAGTTGTTTGCCTCACGAAAGATCCTACTCCTGAAGTTACCACTCTCCAACCTAGCCTGAGCCATGACGATGTTGGGGAACTTTATGCCACACCTCTTCATCTCCTCCCTCAATGCCTCAACAGAAAAAACGTCAGGCTTCTCATCAATAACAACAGTCTGTACCTCCTGCTCAGGGGCAGACATCACAACACTCTTTATTCTCTTCAACGAAAACCCAACGGCTACACACACCGACATACCTGCAACGATGAACAGCCTGTTTACCGGCTTGAATCTCATCTCTCTCTTGTCAAACTTATATACTCTCATCTTGTCTGTATTTAATTTCTTTTCTAATTAAATCTAAATGCCATTCAGCACCGCCATAATCAAGCACGGCTTCCAGGTAGTCATCGTCCATATCGCATATCGCGATCCACGATAAAGGCTGATCCCCATTAACACCACGACTGCCCCTTGTGGCATACTTCCTGACCACCTCAAAGTCGTCGTCAGCATAGACATCTATCTTCTCGATGTTCTTTCCACCATAACGTGTGTATGCTGTTCCTCCGTCCACCATAGCGTTGTCACAGATACACGTCTTATAGTCATTCCTGTGGTAACTAACAATCGTCTCTCCACAGTCTAAGCACTTTACTGCATTATAAACCAGCTGTCTCATATACCTAGTATTACAGTTTTGAAAAACATCAAAGAACTAACGAGCATGCCTGCAAAAAATAACAGCACAGCTGGTATTCTAACCAACGCATACCTCGACATACATCCGTACCGACCAACGGCAAAGGATGCAATAAATGTTGCTACATAAATCATATCTTTTTAGCTATTAAGTAAGTAATGTCAGCCATCTGTCCGGTCATCGTGCCGACAACCATTGACCCCTGCCTGTTTACTGTCTGTACGGCATCTTCGATAGACTCAACGTCCACCGATCCTACCGTGTGAACGCTAGTCATTACACCGTAATTTACACCGTACATCCTTACGGTATAAATGTCGTCGAACTTATCTATCTGCTGGTTCATGTCAGTTCAAAATTATGTCCTCAATTACTACGTCAAAACGTGCCTCTTGTATGGCATAAATGTCCACCGTATTATTCGGTGATATATCCATCAAATAAAAGCTTGCCTCCATTATCGCCTCACCTATCGTCTGTGCCTCCTGTGAGATAAAGAACTCATGCGGACCTACCCTGCATTGTACAATAAATACCTTCATACATTTAATTTTTAATGGTGCAGATATGCTCCTGCACCACGAGCCAACCTAACTGTTTACATGGAAAGTGCTCCTTGATGGTCTCGAACCAACGACCTACAGATTATGAGTCTGGCGCTCTAACCTACTGAGCTAAAGGAGCATAAAGCTACAGATCCGCTGTAGCACCCTTACCTAAGCACCTATGAATCAAAGCCGAGCGACTGACTTCAATACTACAAATGTAACAACGTACCCTGACATACACAACATAAATCCAAACAAACTATTTAGATGGATCAGCTCTGATATAACAAACAACAACAAACCAATCACAGCGCTGACCGACATAATCACAATCATCATCCGGAGAGGATCAGCACCATCGTACACGATC